ATTTTGGTTAAATTGTCCTGGATTTTGTGCTATTGAAACATAAGGGGTTGATGAAGTAAGAATTGATTGAGAACCTGTGTCAGGTAACCATGAAAAATCATCCCATCTAAATTCTAATTGAGGTGGGTATATAGTTGAAGTATCAACTGTAAAATATTTTAATTCAGGTTGAACATCAAAACTTGATACAAATTCTTGACTTCCTGTAAGTTTAACTAAAAACCCATTATTTGGAATTGCCGAACCCGTATTATTAACACCTGCAAATTGATATACTAATTCTGTTACATCTTGAGTTACATCTAAATCACTTCTAAAATTAAAAGTAACTGATGAGGATAAATCCCAACCATGGGCTGTTGAACCATTTGTTGTTTCAGTATACCAAACACCACCACCGGCTTCAACTGAGCTTGTAACAAATGATCCTGTGTAGTTACCATAAGCATTTGTAAATGGATCCCCAGCAGGTAACCATCTTGTTGAGCCTGAGTATCCGGCCCAAATCCAACTACACCCATTAGTTGTTAAAGGTGAATCTAAATAAAGACCAGTACCCATATCCCAAGGTTTAGCTAATACATGAATATCAATTGTAGTATTAAATGCTAACCCTGTTGCTTTAGATGAAAATAAATTCAAATATGCTTTCCAAGATGTACCTGCATTATCATCTATTAAGTTATCAAGTACATTTCCTACTTCTGTGTTATTAAATTGTATTAAAAAACGAGATACTTGAGGGTTTGGGGTAGTTGGAGCAAAAGCAGTAGCCGTAGATTCCATTTGAGAATCTAGACCTGTATTCATTTGTGGAAATAATGAATATAACGTTGCGTCTTTTTCCGGAAATAATTTATATACTGCCATTGTTTATTTTTTATTAAATTGTTGCGTCATATCCTTTTTCTTCATTGCTTTCAACAATATTATTTTTTGGAGTAAAAGGTACTGAATTTACATTTTGGGCTGATCCTATAGGGGTTAAATCTAAACCACCAGCTTCAAAATAAGGATTTTGAGGAGTATATGTATGTAATGTTTGAGTAATTACTCCTCCTCCCTGGCCATTCATACCTGCAATACTTCCAACTCCTAAACCTCCAGCACGTGTTACTGTATATTGTCCTGAATTAAAGGATTTTTTAGATTGATCTACTATTCTACGAGGACCTCCTGAACCTCCTTGTTCTGTTCCTGCTTCATCTGAAGCTATATCTAATGCTGTAATTTTAAGTGAGCCTAAATCTTTAACTTCTCCCCCAGGTTCTACTTTTACTAAATCTGATTCTTGTTCACCTGGAGTTATATATCCTTGTCCTTTTTTAGGGGTATATTGAGGTTGGAATCCTTTTTTACCACCACCACTTATTCCAACAATTGCAGGGTCATTATTTTCTAAATCTAAATCCCCATCAAATGCATCGGTAAGAGTTGGAAGAGTTGGGTCTGTGGTAGGATATAATTTACCTCCTGTTTTACTACCTTGCTCACTATTTACAAATTCATTAGCATTTGGTCCCCAGTTTTGCACAAAAGTTGAATTTCTTCCATTTGTTTTAGGGAAAAATGTTTTAGGGTCAGTTTCAATATCTAATTGATCAGGACCATCAAAAGCAGCATCATCAAGTAAACCATTATGGGCTGGGCTATTAATGAATTCATCTGTAGGGGTATAATTTTGGTTATGATTATATAATGGAACATTTTTGGGACCATTATTTTCTAAATCTAAACCTTCAATTCCATCAAACCCTTCATCTTTTAATAAACCTGTACTTTTATCTCCTTCAGGGCTATCTTTAAATTTATTTTGGGGAGTATAAGTATGTTGATGCCCATAATTACTAGCATTAATAGGACCACCAGATGGTGCTCCATCTTCTAAGTCGAAATTTGTTTTATCAAAGCTATGTAATAATTCTATAAAGGGCATATTTTTATTTAATTATAAATATTAAAAATTAATAGGATACCACGCGTCCCTTAATATCTTGTTCGGGGTATTTTACTTCAAATATAGATGGATCAATGGATGGATAAAGTACACCATCTATTGTAGCACCCTCAATATCATAACCATATTCAGAATATCCATTATCTACACCACTAAGATTATTAAAATATACATTTTTAACAGTTTGAACACCTTCAATAACATCTAGAGCTGCATAAATATCCCTAAATATAATAGGTTGATTTATTTGCCATCTATTAATACTAAAAAAGGTTGTTAAAGTGTTAATACATCTTAAAATTACTTCATTACTATTATAGTTAGGTAATACAATAATTTCAAAATTTACCCCAATATTAATAATATATCCATTTTTTATTGAAACAGCATCATTAATCATACGATATTGAGAGAGATATGTTTTAAGGTTATTTTTCAAAGCTTCGGAAGGTTGTCTTAAATGTCTAGATCTATCATAAGAAAGACAGTATAAATCCAATGCAGCAATTTTTTCTTCTGGTGTTGTATTATTAGCTAATTTTGGAGAAGCAAAAACTTTAGCAATTGAACCATATTTAGAAGGTAAACTTAAAGCTCTAACTAAATAATCATCTTGTGTTACAGTTCTTGCTTGTGAATTAAACTGAGCCATAGAGTTTTGTCTAATTTCTTCTGCGGAATCTCCATCACCACCACCATCTGCAGCTATGGGGTTATTTATTTGAATTGAATTAAATACGTAATTAGCAGTAGTAGGATCTAATTCATTACTAATAAATGAAAACTCACTAGATTGTAATTGGTTAAGTACATTTGCTTGAACATTTGCTTGAACTCCACCTCCAGTTAAATATCTAATAGATAATGTTGTATTAGATGGAGATATACCATAACTATCTGTAAATAAGAAATTTGATGGTGAAAATGATGTGGTTAATTTATTTTCTTCAAATGGCAATCCTAACCCTACATTATCTGGATTTGGGACTATAGTCTCATCATTATTATTAACAACTCCAGAACCAAATTGGATTTGTAAAGTTGAAGGGCCTATAAAACGAGTTGCAAATCTTCTATCTGCTTGTTTTAGTCTAAGTAAATAAGGGGCATCATCTGCATCTTCAGTAAAATTAGGATCATTTGTATTAGTATTTCTAATAGAATCAAATACAACATCTTGTGCTAAATAATCTACTTCATACCATTCATTACCATCACTATCAAAACAATCTAAAATTTCAACGATATTAGATGCATTAATTTCTACTGTTTGAAATTGTTGGGGACTACCAAATGAAAAATCTTGAACATTTATTAAAGATGATACAGCACTTCTTGTTTTCTTTAAAAGAAAATATTCTGGATTATTTCCATTTACACTATATACTGTAACTTCTGTTGGGTCATTTGAACTTGAAAAACTAAAATCTACACTAGTATTTATTAAAAATGGGGAGATTGATTGTAATTCTGAACCTATTTGTGCTTGTGCTGGTAATTGAACAGCATAAGAAAAATCAGGGATATAAACTGATCCACTTAAAATTGAAGGTACTTGTTGATAAAATTCAATATCAACAGAAGATACATTAGTTACATTAGGTCGATACCCCATCATGTAAGCTAAATTATATAAATTATTTTCTTGACGAGCAAACTGAAGGAAATTTTCTTGAATTTGGTTATCTAAATAAAATGAAAGAACATCACCAACATATGAAGCCATTTCCATAAACATCATACCTGGGGATGATGGGGTAAAATCTGTATAAGTATTAGGATAATAAGTTTTGGCGTACTCAACTAACTGTTGATTAAGTGTTGAAAAATCCTTATTTAAATATTTTATATTTTTAGTTTCCATTTATTCAAATGTTAAATTTAGTTCGTCTGTTATTCCAAATGATTTTATACTATATGAAATAGTTACTTTAATAGTATTAAGATCTTCACTTCCTACTATATTTACCCCATCTAGATTAATATTTGGGAAATTTTGACTTAATTCAAATGATATTTTTTCTTTTAAAAGATCATAATCAGATTCAGTTGCTGTTTGAAATATATCTTCTCTTAAATTAGCCCCAAAATTTGGGCGAAAAGGTCTTTCACCTTTATTTGTTAAAAAAAAGTTTATTAAGTTTGATTTAGTTTGATCTTTTGTAGTAAAATTTTGATTAAAGACAGCATTAGCATTAAAAGGTAATCCAACACCTAATGCTTGATTCTTATTAAGATCAGCTGGGAATCTATTTGCTATTCTTTGTGCCATTATTTATTATTTAAAAGACTCATAATTTGATCCATTCCTAAATCTCCTTCAGGTAAAGCACCATTTGCAGGATCTACAGGTCTTGGAACAAACTTTCCTGGGGAATTTGTTGTATGAGTTGATCCTCCACCCATCATTTCATCCATAATGTTTTTATATTCTGCCTTAGCATTAATTGTAGGTTGAGAAGATAGTTGTGGGGTAGGTATCGAAACATTTTCTGATACTACAGTTTTAGGTGAGCGAACAGCTTCTAAAAGAATATCTTTTAATTCTTCTTGAATAGCTTCTTTAACAGCTTCTTTGATCATTTTTTTAAGTTCTGTAGACTTCATTGTATTTTTGATTATAAATATTAAATTTTTAACTTATTTTATAGGATTGTTGATGAAACAAATGTCCATTTTTGGAATAATGGATCCCAACGATATGTGTCTTTTTGTATTTTATTCCTTATTTCTATTTTTTTATCTCTAAATTCAGTTTTATTTCCACCCCCACTTGAAAATGGAGCATAAGAAATTGTATGTTTTACCCATTTGTCAGAGGTTCCTCCTAAAAATCTCCAGGCTTGACCCCTCCTAAATACAACTTCCCCATTTACTGAGCCTGGTCGTCCAATAGGAGAATATAAATTACTATTCCCACCACCAAAACTAGTTGCATTGGCAACACCTGCAATTGTAGATACTGAAGTTTCAGTTGATTGGGTTGATACTTCACTTACTTTTTGTTTAAGAGTTTTAAAATTTTCATTAGCAAATGTTAATATATCTTTTATTTGTTTAAGTTTTTTATTTAATTTTACTTTTTTAGGGGTTGATGATGAGGTAGTTATTCCTTTTGTTTCAAGAAATTTATCATTTGAAGCTTTAACAGGATCTATTGTTTTTAATGCCTCATATGCTGAAATTGTTATATTATATAATTGTCTTATTTCTGGGAGTGCTTTATGTTGGTCTCTTTTTGATACTCCAAAAAATACAGTACTAACTTTTTTAAGGAATTCTCTTTCTCTAAAACCTGCTTGAACTTTTTGGAGTTCATAATTTTCTTCTATTTCAATTTCTTGTAATTTAGCTTCATTAGCTAATCTAGCTAATTCTAATGAATCAGTTTGATTAATTTGAAATTGAATAGCATCTATTAATACTTGAGTTGATGAACTAAAGGAAAAAGGTGTTACTATTTTTACTCCTTCTTCATTAGTTCCAATTGCTCTACGGCTAGGAAATGAAAATTGATTTCCTGCATCATTATCTAATATAATAGTAAATCCTTTATAAACTATAGGATTATTAGAATTTGGACTTAACCTACTTTCTAAAGTTTCATTAACATCTGTATTTTCACCTTCAGCACTATTATTGGGGTTATTACTACTCCCTGTAGTATCTTGTGAAGATAAATCTATACCTAAATTTTGAAAAAATTCTTCTTTTTCTAGATCTGTCATTCCTTCAGTTTCGGATTGCAAACACCCTGCAAGTAACCCATCTAATGCTGCTAATTTTGCATTAACATTTGCTAATGTACTAGTTATAATTTCTAATGATGGAGCAATTTGTGAAGTTACACCACCAAATTCTTTAAGTAAAACCCCTAAAATATCTAAAGTATCTGAAAATCCATTAATAACATTAAGAGGGATACCTACACCCGGAGGAACGGAAGTTGGTAATGGGAGTGCTTTAATTAAAGTTACCCCAGCTTTAACTCCTGTTACTATACCATCTATAGTATTACCTGTACTGCTTAAAGATGTTAATGATGTTTCAATTTGTGTAACAGCTTGGGATAATTGATTTTTTTGTTCAAGAATTTTATCTAACTCCGCTTTTGGGGGACATACACCTTCAAATCTAGCTATAATAGGATCTATTGCTAATTCAAATTTTACCGCAGATTTAACTGCATTTTTTACTAAAAGTGCTACTATACCTCCAAGACCTGCCATTATATTGTTTTATTTTGTTTAGAAAGTAAAGTATTTAATTGTGCTTTATAACTAGTAAGTAATGTTTGGGATGCAACTGCTTGGGCATTTAATGGAGCAAAGGGAGCTCCTGGGGGTAATGAAACCAAAGCACTTAATTGGGTATTAATAGCATTCATTTCATCTATTAATTTACCCATAAGTTCAATTGTTTTATTTCCTAACATTAAAGCTTCAGTAGCATCTTTACTACCTAATAATATAGAACTCGCGTCTACTATATGTTCTTCAGTGTCTATATTCACGCTATCTACAGAATTCATGTTAATCGACGTAGCTGAAGAAAGCATAATATGATCCGTTTTACTATTAAGTAATATGCGATCAGAATTAGCTATAACTTGTGTACCTACATATTGATTAGGTGTTTCTGGGGGTGTTGAATATGAATTATAATTTGAACTTGCTATTTCTATTGGTATTTGTTGTGTAGAAGTCATCCAAATAGATGATAAATCTTTATTTATATCTTCTACTACAGGAACCCAACCATCTGGGTTATTATCTGGGTCTTCACCATTACGTAAAATGGTAATTGGGTCACCATTTTCACCAGTTTCAGACCAATCATTTACTGATCCTGTAACTGTTGAACCAAACCTAACACTATTACCCCATCTACCCTCATATATTACATCACCTTCAAAAGGTAATAATGGGTTTATATTTGATCGTTCTACAAATGTAGAACCTAAATTAATTTCAGTACTACCATCTTCAATTCTTCTAACATTACCAGCAGCTGATGATGTATAATCTGCTTTTTGGTTTTCTTCTAGTGTTAAACCATTAGGTAAAGCATTATGGTGTTGACTATTCCAAACATTTATTGTATTAAAATAATATAATTCTTCACTTGTACCCCCTAATTGGTTATTTGGGTTGGGGAGGGAAAAGGTATATACTATTTCATTTATAAGAGGGAGTTGTTTTGAATTTGATAATGCAGGTTTGGCTTTTTCATCAGATGTTTGTTCCCCAAATACAGGTGCTTGAGTAGATTGAAAAAAAATTGTACCTAAACCATTCCAACCTCCAACTTCTTCAAATCTAGGATGTGAATCGTTTAAAACTATGTCTACAACTCTAACAGGGGAGATAGTTGTACCACCCCCACCTCCACTAGATGTATCACCTGGAGATATGATATCACTCCCTAACCCTGAAAGACCATATCTTAAATCCATTATTTTTTATTTTTATCTGCAATTTTATTTATCTCAGATAAAAGTTGATCTTTTTCTTCCTGTGAAATTCCAAAACTTTCATCTCCATTTGCTTCAGCTTGTAAAGCACGTTGGACTATAGTAGTCATTCTAATAAGTAAATCATCATTTTTAACCCCAATATCCATATATTCTTTAATAAGGGGTACTATAAGAGTTGCATCTCCTATATCTGAAATAAGTGGTTTTAATTCGGTTATTAATGCACCGATTTGTCCTTCTTTTTTCTTTTGATTATTATAAATTTCTTCAAGAAGATCCGAAAATTTTTTCTTTCCAAATACTATTTTATCTAATTGTGACATAATACATACATTCTAGTTTATTATAAATATTAAAACTAAAAGTTTGTATATCCGTGTTCTAAATAAAATGTATAGTTCTTTTTAAAGATAGCATATAACTTATCTGCTATTTTTGTAATTTTAGGAGTTTTTACATTAACTTGTTCTCGAATAAAAATATACAATGCTTTTTTATTAAATATTTCAATGTTTTCTCTTTTTCGAAATAATTCTAATATGGCATCTGCTATTTTAGCATCAATTTCTTTAGGAAATAATTCATAAATATTTTCAGTAACATATTCTACAAACTCTTCAATATAATCTGAAAGTGGGTCTCTAGCATCATCTGGAGATGGTGTATAAGAATGATTTGGATCTTCTAATAAATTTTCATAAGGAGATTTATCAATTCTTTTTTTATAATTTTTTTGATTTGATAATATTAAATATCTTTTTACTATAGTCCCAAAATAAGAATATGCTTTTGCTCCTCGGGTTGGGTCAAATAAATGTATTTTAGATAATAAAAATGTAATTACTTCATGTTGTAAATGTTCAATTTCATCTACTTCAGTGTAGTAAAACTTAAATGTATGGATTATATTTTCAGTAAGTTTAAAAAATGGATAGTGGATATGGTCTTGATATATTTTACTTCTTTCTTCTTCATCGACTGTAGCGTCTAAACCATTATATTTAACAATAGCATCTTCTGTTTCCTGAGTAAAATAATTTTTTGACTTAGGCCTCCTTTTCTTTTTCCTTATAATTGAATCCATTACATATCTTTAATTCTAAACTCATTCAAAATCATTTGAAGTTTTTGTATTTCTTTAAAAAACCATCCAATTTCATCATCTGATTTGAATAATCCTTTTTCGTCAATTACTTTTAAACGTTTATCTGATTCCTCAATAGCTGTTGTTAGCTTATTTAGATATTTCATATATCCTACTAAAATATCCTCTTGTTTTTCATTTTTACGCATTAAGTTAAAAGTCGTAAACCCAAGGAGTACGACTATAACTGATAAAATTGATATTATTACTGTTGTGATCATAACTTATCAAATAAATTTTTCAACCCTTCACTTTTAATTTCACCTAAGGCTTTATTTTTTGTAGAAGCAATGTGTTGTTTTTTATTATTGTTACCCAATGTAAAATTACTCTTGCTAGCATCCAAGTTATTCTTAAATTTAGGTAACCATTCAATTTCAAACTCAATTCTTGCTGCCATCATATCCGCCTGATGTAATATAAAGGGTAGTGAAGTTCTTGGTTTTGTTTCTGGCATAAATGATTTTAGATACTTTTCATTTGCTGGATCATATAAGCCATCATGTGTTTGAATAGCCATCATCTCATTAAATGTATATTTAACATCATGTTCCTGGAGTAGAAATAATCCTCTATCTGGAACAGCAGCAAATGCAATAGCTTTATTGTGCATATATTCTTCACCCAATTTATCTCTTCTCCATTTATCAGTCTGGGGTATATAAGATTCATGTTCCGAATCACCCATTTTACCTAAATCATGATTAATAGCTGAGAATACTAATTCTTCAGTAGTAAATGTAGTCATATCAGCACCAAAACCTTCCCAAACAGCAGACATTGATAAAGCAGCTTTAACTACTCTATTAACATGGTCTACATAACCACCAGGAAAGGCAGAGTGGTATTCTTTTTTATGTGAGGCAGGCATAAGAGAAATACGATCTTCAAATTTCTCATAGAATGCTTTCAATTGTTCTTTACGTGGGGATGAAATATAAGTATCAATATTACTCATAAATTCAACCCAATTCATTTGGATTTGTTCTGCTGTTAATTTCATAACTTTTATTTATTTATTAAACTTGTGATAA